ATAACTGCCGTCTTTCTCGGTCGCGCGATACGTGCGCCATTTTCCTGGCTCCAATACGCGCACCTGCTCGATGCACTTATAGGCGAACTCGTTTTCAGGGTCTTCTTCTTCGACGTATTCCTTGTACCGGAACTGGCTCAGCACTTGCGCGCCGTTTACCGTGGCAGTCTTCCAGCCTAGCACCTGTTCCGGCTTGATCTCGATAGCATACGGGCGTGCTGCCATTGCCTTCTGATCGGCCAGCGTGGCGCCTTCTGGCGTCTCAGGGAAGTCAACCATAACAAAGGTCATGCCATGCGAAAGACCGCGTTTGAACTGTTCGCGCGCCCAGACTTGAAGATTGCTCTTTTGGTTGTCGATATTGTCCAGCATTTCCGCGATATTGGCCGGAACATTGGATTCGACAAGAATAGGCTCAGCAAAAACGCGCCCGGTCATATTTCCGATAGTTTCGGAATAGGCAGGGAATAGCGTACTAAGTGCCAGCCGGTCGCCGTATGCCGTAGCATCCTCTTTCGGCCACTTAGGCAGAAACTGAGTGCCAGCTTTGCGCATGGCCTTAGTCCCGCCCATTAGCGCATCGACAATAGCCCAGTCCTCGCGCATGTTATCTACGGCGGGTGTAGTGGTGCTGGGGTTTGCCATATTGTTGGAATCCTTTAGACGCGCAGATTAGAAACTGCCGCAGATTTGCGAACTACTGGGAACAAGTATGCCAGCGGATAACCAGCAGCGTCTATTATATGGTCAATTCCGCTTGATTTGTCAGGCTTTCCGTGGGCGTCGAAAGTTTGTTGTTCTAAAGACTCGGTAAGTTTCGGGCAGGCGTAAGTGTTGACCATTAGCCGGCGCTCGCCTTTTGCGTTCAATATGAGCGCATTAACGGCGTTGATACGATCCATTACCGCAGGGTTTTGGCCATTAACGCGCACCGTTAAACCCATTGCGCGCAGAATGCTTAGATCAGACTCGCTAGCATTCTTACTGCTAGCATTCTGGCCGCTTGCGTCGGGATATACCGTAACAGGATGCCCGCAATCCTTGTAACGCTCTTTCAGATGCTGAGCCATCCATGGAGTATCGCGCCCGTCCGTAATCTCTGCCACGGCAATAGGCTGGCCGTCGCGCACAACGTAGATAACTGCGGCCATGTGTAGGCGGTTAAAGTCCATGCCGACAATGACGGGCTCGCCAATCTTGAGCTGTGCGTCACTATGGTTCGCGCGACGGTCAAAGTCAGGGTATACCGAGCCGCTAGTCAGGTTGGTGAACTCGCCTTCTAGGTAGGCTTCGATCAATGCGGGCGGATAGCTGTCGCGCAGTGATTGAACGTAATCCTCTGGCAGAAATGGATTGCTATAGGTAGCCGCCTTGACCATCTCATAACCCTTTTTCGGGTCACGCTGCCAAGTATCGTAAACGAACTGAAAACCCTCGGGCGTCGAATAGGCAGATACGCGATTGAACACGCTATCCATGCCTTTAGGCCGCTGGCGATTACGCGCAATAATCTTGCGCCAGGCTTGCGCGGCTTGAGCCTTTTTGAGTGTGTCCAACTCGTCCACGTGAGCGCGGTATGACTCATAACCTACGATCCGAGCAGGGTTTTCCATTGTGCGCAGAATGAAGTCACCGCACTGGCCCGAGCTGGTGTAAATGATGTTTTCTTGCTTGTTGTACTTGTAGCGGATACCTAAGTCGGTAAGCTTCTCTTCCATGCGCGGGGCAAGGATCAAGCGAACCAGGTCATAGGTCGGCTCGTATAGGGCTACAAGCGCGTCAGAAGAATGCAGCGCATCACGAATAGCGCAATTGGCCATAGTCTCGGTCTTGCCGCTACCGAAGCCGCCAATGAAAGCCGGGTATTTGCACTCAATTTGAAAGAACCGCGCTTGCGGCTCAGTCATCTGTATTTTGACTGCTCGCCCTTGCATTCGCGCCCACCACTTCGATTTCGATCTTGGTCACTGGCGGCGCTTCTACGCTACCCTTTTTGAGCGCTTCGACTTCCAGTTCTTTCTTGGCGCGGTCAAGCTCTTTGATTGCGCGGTCTAGGTCGGCATGGCTTTCTTCGGTCGGCTTCCTGCGCCACAATGCACGCTGCCGATTAGTAAGCCAGAAGATGCAAGCCACAGTATCCGGCGCGTAATGCTTGGTCAGCTGAGTTTCCACAATGCAGCCATCCACCACCTTAATATCCACGTCCGGATGGCTATACCCGGTTGCGCGCTGATACAGGCGCTCGGCAACTTGGGTATCTGCATCCATCTTTCCAGCAACAACAGCCGCGCGGAACTCTGGATGCTTGTTCATCCATTCCTTGAGCGTACTGCTAGCCACCCCGAACACGTGCGCAAGGTCGTCCGTCGTGGCGCCAAGATATTTGCACATGCGCTCGGCTTGCTCGACGTATTCGGGGCGGTAATCGCTGGGGCGGCCTGCCATTATCGTATTGCCTCGTAATGTCGCTCGCAGCTCAATCCACGGGCGCCGCGTTGATCAGCCTCTGCTGCCAAGACTTGATTGCGTCTGACAGATTCGTCGAGCAGTTCGGCAAGCACTCCGATGGTGCCGCTTGTTGCTTGGCGCTCTCCGGCAATAGTGGCGCCTTGAGTGGCGAGTTTACCGGCAATGATGCGGAGTTGTGCCCGCAGCCCGTCAGCAGCAGCGCGAGCATCAGCGGCAGCAGCTTCGAGTGTGGCGATTTCATGTTTAGCGCGTTCATTCTCGGCCTCGGCTTGTTGCTGTAGTTTTTGCTGGCTGGCTAGTGCATCTGCTGCCGATTTTGCGCGCTCAATGGCTACTTGGGCGACATATGAGGCGTGATCTTCACGCAGCGCATAGATTCGCAGTTGTTGTAAAACAACGGTCACAGCGAGCGCTACAATGAGCAGGGCAAGAGTCTTCACATTAAGCACAACTGATACTCCGCCTGCCTACGATCCCAAAGTCCCGCGCAATACGGATTAGCCTGGGAGCAATCCACTTTCTCGCCATCGCGCGTGATGTAGCGCCATTTTAGCATGGCGGCGCATCCTTCCGCTTGCTTGCCTTGGTTGATCAGCCTTGCCGCACTAGACGACTTGCAAGCCGCATTGCCGACATTGAAGCAGAACGAACCGAAGCCGGCCCATGCGGGATTTGACATTGGAACAGTTATAACATTACGTGCGAAGGTTAAACGCTTACCGATTTCAGTCATGCGCCAATAGTCGCACTCTTTAGGCGTCATCACCGTGCGCGGCGTAACGCCTTCTGTCTTGCCGTCGCAAACAGTCCATACGCGCGCGCCATCGAGATACGCGCGCAGATGGTACTGGCCAGAGCTTTCCTTTTCGCGGATGAACTGGTCTAGGATAACCGGGGCAGATGCGCCAGCAGCAACTAGCGTCAGGACTGCGGCTGATAGTTTAGTCTTGCTCATCTTCTTCTCGGATGGCGCGTAACTGCGCCTCATGTAGCAGCGTTTCCCGCTTATCCTTGCGATGCTGATAGATGATATTGGCGGCAAAGGTAAGCACAGCCGTCACGATACCGACGATAATGCCCCACTCGGTTAGGGTTAATCCGGCAATCACCGAGGCGCCGGCACCAGCGTAACTAACTGTATTCATAACCTTATCACTCATGCCGAGTCTCCAGTTTCGGATTATAAACTTTTAGTGATAAGGCAAATAGCTATCACTGATCTACTCTTTTAGCATATCAGGATTCACAGTGTGTCGTGCAACCTCTCCATGTTCCTTGTGGAGTACGATGCACTTCATGTTTTGCCGGGATCGCCAGCCGCCAGAATGCGCATAACTATCGGTCGGCGCCAGTGTATTAAAGGATTCCACCAGAACGCCTGGATACTCTTTCTTGCTTTCGTGGTGAATGTGGCCGGTGTACCAGTAGCGATGCGCTGATTCGCCCCAGTCCTTAGCGCGATCAGCAGCCATCACGCCCGCAAGCCTGTCCGCCTTGCAAGTATGACCGTGATGCATGCCAATTAAGTTTTTGCCCCAGCGGTAGTACGAGAAGACGGACGGCGACGTTTCGACAGTAACGCGCGGGTCTTTGGCGTACAGATGGGCGAACAGACGACTAAGCCACACCGCGCCCGTTTCGTCGTGGTTGCCGATGACGTGGACGACGTGGACGAACTTGTGCTTAGTCAGGGCAGATTCGACAATCTGCCGCATGGCCATAATCAGCACGTCAACCATCTTCGCATACCGGCTGTCGGCGTCCAGATGGTGCCCGCTACGGGGCGTTACGGCGATCATGCTGTCATAGTGCGCTGCATCGCCCAAGTTTATGATTAGCGCATGCTCAGTGGCTGGCGCAGATTCAACCAGTGCAGCCATCGCGCCGCAATGGATGCGCTCAGCAATGCTCAAATCCCAATCTGCGCCGCATTCGTCACCCCAGATGTATTCGCCGAAGTGTGGGTCGCCGATAGGGTAGACAGACATCAAATGGCCGATGTGCGAGCTTCCTGCCTGCTTCGGAATGTATGGCGGAAGGTCTTTTAGTGCGGCCTCAATGCTGGCCTCAAATAGTTGACGCTGACGATCCTGGTCAATCGTCGATTTGACCCACTGCGCGGAAAGCTGGCCGTCTTTGTTGTACAGGCTGGATACGCCTTTGACCTTGAAGCCATCCGGCACCGTATGCGTCATATCGTGCTCAGGTGACCAGCCCTTGTTCGGCAGCTTGGCTTTGCGTGCGTAGAATCTGCGTTCGCTCATGCCGAAATGTTCAGCAGCGGCGCGGACGCTCATAGTCTTGAGCGCCTCAATGATTTGGTCGTCCGTTACCTTGGGCTTGTTGGCTGGCATTTTTAGGCTTCCTTGCTTTCAGTGGAAAGTGCCTCAGCCTTCAACGCCGAGTAATTCACGCCATCAACCGCGCTGTCTTCGTGGTATCGGCCAGGGTTCTGCCACTGGCGCACGTCCTTGAGTACCTGCAACAGAAGCCAGCCTTCTGCCTCGCTCAGGTCGCGCCCGGTAATCGCATTGAACGCGCGAACACATTTGCCCATGCTGCGCTCGCCTTCCGGCTGGTCGTAGTCTTTGCCGCGCTCGGCTAGTACGTCAGCGCCATCGCGTAGGAATTGTTCGGCGGTTTTCATTGCATACCCCACATTGAATAGGTTGATTTTGGCCGGACATACTCACGAAAGCGAATCCATCCGGCATCAGGCTCGGTGCGCATAACCATATTCACAACAACAAACATTGCGATCATTAGGTTTTTCAATGCTACCTCCTGACCTAAGAAAAAGCCGGCATACTCACAGCATTGGCCGGCATCAGTGTGTCCGCGTTGAAGGGCGCGGGGTTCCGTAAATACTCTTTAGGGTGGCGACTGGCTGACCTTCCAAATCTAGCCGCGACAATAGCGGCACGCAATCGCCACTCTAAAAAGTGCTCGTCTTTCCGAGCCGCCAGATGCGTTAGGCTCCCAACACAGTTTAGCGCGACTTAACCGCTACCCTGCTGGCCGTGTTCTCCTCGGGGCATCACCCGGAGCCACAATCGCGTCTCACCCATTCTTTGTTCTGCAACCGTACCGAATGGGGCTGCGGGTTGCATCGCCGCGATTGCTTATTAGTAGCTCTCTGTCGCCGCTAGCGAGCCAACTAGCTGAAAGGGAACCTCGGCGCATCAAGCAACTGAAGTGCGCCTACTAAACCTTGGCTTGCTACATCCTCGCAAAAGGATCGATTAATCTGGGGCCGCTCCGCACGGAGGAGTGCATCATCGCAAAACGTCCAGAAGTTTGAGCATCGGCCATACCCGAATTCTTAGGGTTACTTCTTGCGTTTCTTGTTTGCCTCAACCGCAGCCAACTGCGCCTCGGCCTCTTTCTTCGTGTCATGCGTCCCTAGCACCTTACCGTCTTTGCTCACGACCTGCCAGCGGTTGCCTTGTTTGCGGATCATTTGGCGTACCTCTGTAAATATGGTGCAGGCTATGGCAGGAATTTAACCTCCACCCTTTCTCCGATTTCCGGTACTCAAAAGAAAGAGCCCAACAGGTAGCCGCATTAAATGTGGTGGCCGGCGCTGATCTCCGGCTATTGCTATGACCCGAATGACAACTCTGCGCTAGGTAATGCAGGCCGTGGCTCAAATCGCTCTAACGAGCACCTGTATCCGTCATTCGCATTGCGCATTCACCACACAATCAACACTATCACAAAACCAATCTGCGTCAACAACTATTTTTCTCCATTCTCATCTTGACACGTTCCGCGACTGCGCCATAATGCACGCACGAACCAACGAAATGAGGGCTTGATCATGCAACACGAAATCAACATTAACGGCGATATGTACACAGTCGAAGTCACCTACTTTGCTGGCGGTCGTCCCGCTAAGACATGGGGCATTCCAGAGGATTGCTACCCGGAAGAACCGGCTGAGATTGAATTCGACGTGCTGGCTGTCGATGTAGAGGACGAATACGGCAATATCACCACGCTAGAAGGCGAGGCTGCCAAGGAATACGCGCAGAAGGTAATCGACGATCTAGAATGCAAGGTCATGGAAGAACACACCGAATACCTGCGCGATCAGGCCGAGGATTACTACTCATGAACACCTACACAATCACCCTCTACTACCCACGCACCACCCGCCAGCAACCCTACACTGCCGAGGTGGAGGCAAAGAGCCGCAGCCTTGCAATCGCCACGGCCAAGCTTCTGGCATCGGAGGACGGCTGGCAAGGCGAACCGCACCGAGTCGAGGTGAACGAAAATGGCAAGTAAGTACAAATACCTGACCGATATTCAGGCGGAAACATTGGCGCGTCTTTACTACGGTCTCGGACTTCGCAAGCTGCGCGGATGCCCGAAAGGCGCATGGCAAAAAAGCACGGTCGAAGCGCTGAAAAAGAAACTGCTAATCGATCAATTTCTTCGCGTGACAGATCGCGGGGTTCGTGAGTTGGCAAAGTATTGTAGGGAGTGGGTGAAATGAACATCCAACACAAAATCCGCCGCCTAATCGAGCGGGGCCAGGTTAAGGAAGCGAGCGAACTGGTGCTAAGCGCGTACAGGTCGGGCGCGATTGATTCGCGGACTGCGGTGAAGATGATGGAGGGTTGCAAAGATGGGAAGTGATCGGGAGCTGTTGGAGTTGGCGGCTAAGGCTGCTGGGTATCACTCATGGGATTTTGATGCAGGCCAACAAGGCAACATGATGAATGTTTACACCGTAGACGGGAGCCACGCTATTTGGTGGCCGCTTGAAGATGACGGCGATGCGCTGCGGCTGGCGGTGAAGCTTGGTATGGTTTTAAGCGCTCACGGAAATGAGTTTTACGCAACCGCTGAGCATGGAACGCGAGGTTATCTTGCAACCTTCAAGGTTATTGACGGCGCGGCATGTGATGCCATGCGCCGCGCCATCACCAGCGCAGCCGCAAAAATCGGGAGGGCGATGAAATGAACTCACAACAAATTCAAAGGCAGTTTGCAATATTTTATATGAAGATGTGGTACGGGCTAGCAGATGCGGCTAGAAATAAAAAAGTATCCCTCAAGTGGAAAACTCGCGGCCTTGTTGCGCACGACAGAGTCATAGACGGGAGAAAGCCATGAACCGCCAAAAACTCCGCACCATAGCCGAATGCCAGCTAGAAACCGGCATCCGGGTCGAGTATCCGCCCGCCGTTATCTTGGGCCTGTTAAACGACGCTGATGCAGCAGATCGGCGCCTAGAGTTCGTGCTGCGTCACTTCTGCAATGGTGCTGTCTGGTCTGCTGAGTCAATTGATTCAGCCATGGAGGCCAGGCGACAGAAGGGTATCGAATAATGAAAGAAGAAACGGTTATGTGGAAAGGTAAATTTCCGCACGAAATGGAGCGGAATGAGCTAGAGAAAGCCTTTAATCAAGTATGCCATGAGCTGCAATCTTTGCGCGAACAGACCGCTAGTCTGCTTGTTAAGCGCCAGGTCGATTCATTCTTAGGCAAATCTTGACAGGTTGCGCGAAAGTGGCAATACTGACGAAAACACAGTAGCTTGTGAAATGACCATCAACAAAGAAGAACTGCGGCGGCTGGCTGAGGCTGCAAAATCGAGGCCCGATGAATACGAATGGTACGATCCTAGCGGCGGATATGCCATGGATCCTGTTGACCTAGCGTTCATCGCAGCCGCCAATCCCTCCACCATCCTAGCCCTGCTAGACGAGTTTGAGGCGGCGCACGCTGCATTGCTGGCAATCGCGGACGAGGTAGACGGAAACATACGCCCCACTGTGCGAGACGTTATCAACGGAGCGCCAGACGCAAACGACATTTACGAATACTGCGATGAAATTGACAGGCTCATTGCAGAAGCAATTCAGGAGCAAAAGCCATGAGCATTGAAGAGCAGCGTAGGAAGGCGTTTGAGGCGCACTATAGCGATATAAATCTTGAGAGAAATGAGTACTGGCCTGATTTCTACGTAAACCTTACGACTAGGATGTGCTGGGAGGCCTGGAACGCCGCCCTTGACTCCGTGGTTGTGGAGTTGCCGCCGAGCGATGGTCTTGATTACTGCCCATCCGTTTCATATGACTACTCTGCTGGCTATCGCGCAGGCATAAAAGCTAGTCAGCAAGCCATCCACGCCGCAGGAGTAAAGACCAAGTGAGCGAACAAAGAGTGACGCGCATTCATGTTGTGCCAGAAGGTCAGCCCATTTTCAGCGAGCAAGCATTCTCGGTTGAGATTGAAGATGATGCCGGCGGGGAGTTCCTGATTATCTATTGCAACGATGAGCAGTGTTCCAATGGCCAGATTCGGCTAAGCCCAGAAGAATGGCCGCACCTGCGCGATGCTATTGACCGCATGGTTAAGGAGTGCAAATCATGACCGCCGAAATCACAACCCTATACAACCCGCCAGCAATGCGCCGCGATGTAGTCGAGGCCGCGATGGAGCTAGATGTGGCGCTATCCGAAGCGGTAGACGAGGCGCTAGAGAAACAAGTCCCTCTGCTGCTGATTGTCGGCATGCTTCAAGCGCGCATGCACTTTTGCACTGTGATGGTTTTGACTGATGACAACGATGATGAAGAATAAACGCCAATCCCTCCCATTCACCACCGAGATGATGGTTTGCACGTCCGATAGCAATCGAGAATACGCCTTGACCTATTCGACGTATACCTGCAACTCCACAATTGCCATCATGCTGGCCCGTCGAGCTGCGCGCGAACAAGGGTTTCGCGTCTGTTCGGTAGTAGAGGTTCGACTAGGTGAAAAGTAATCGCGAGCTGCCGATGGTATTGCGCCCGCTGCAACTGCATAGCAAGTGCGAGATTTGCGGCGGGCATCGGGCGCATGGAAACCACAAGAAATGCAGCAAGATCAGGCAGCAAAATCGGCGGGAGAGGGATCGTGCTTGACTATGAATACTGGCTGCGCGCTCAGGTAGTGCATAAGCCAACTCGCAATGACATCGCCTTTGCGCTAGAGTTGCGCAGCGAAGGCATCAAGTGGCGCTATGTGGCTATAGCGCTGGGAACCACAGAAGGCGTCATTAAGGGCGCGGTTTACAGGGCTATCAATCTATGAACTTATTTGCATTCACCGGCAACTTGGGTGGCGACGTAAAGGTCAATTCCGTTAGCGGCTCGACGGTCGCCAACTTCTCGGTCGCGGTCAAGTCTGGCTATGGCGACAAGGCACAGACCAACTGGATCGCCGTTTCGCTATGGGGAAAGCAGGCAGAGAGCAAGCTGGTTGACTACCTCGTCAAGGGTCAGATGGTCGCGGTCACTGGCGAGCTGTCCACTCGCGAGCATGACGGGAAGACATATCTCCAGGTTCGCGCGAATACGGTGGATCTGGTTGGCGGGAAGTCGGATTCATCAGGGGCGGCACCAGCGCCTAAGTCACAGCAATCTGCAGCAGATATTAACGAAGACGACATACCGTTCTAGCAGTGAACAAGCCCGCTTCGGCGGGCTTTTCTTTGTCCGCAGTCCTAGGACTATGGACGCCTTGAGCATACATGCGGGAGACCGTCAACATGCGCACCCTAATCCTGATCCTGCTGCTAACCTCATGCACCCCAGTAACCCACCAGCACAAGCTCGGCGGATTCACCGAGTCCGCAGGCTTGAATGACTCCAGCGTCGAGGCAATCGAGCTGTGCCGCCAGGTTGTCTATACGGTCGGAATTCAGGGTTACGATGCCGATCCTGATACAGTGATGGCTTGGTGTCTTTGGAGGGCTGGGGTTAGCATCTAGCGCTAGGCGATCAGCGGCATTCGTGCGCCTGAAAATAATGTTTGACATGTTCCGCGACCGCTACTAATATGGAATCAACAGCAACGAAATGGAGTCACTGAAATGCGCACCACCTTTGAGATGACCGAGCACGCACAATCCCGCAAACAGCGCGGCCCGTCCTGGCGCACCATGCTGAGCCGCTCGGTAAACCATGCCGCTAAGGTCACGCTCTGGAGCGAGCCGATGCGCCAGCAACTGAAGCTCGACCAGATTCGCGCTAAGGCAAGCGCGTACATCGAGAACCACCCGCAGCCCCGCGCTGTTTTTCACTGAGGCCGCCGACATGACCGCATACACAGCCGAACAACTCGCCTACATCCTAGCCAAGCACTCCGCATGGCGGCAAGACGAACCCGATAGTGAACGTGCCGACCTGCGCGGTGCCGACCTGAGCAGTGCCAACCTGCGCGGTGCCAACCTGTACGGTGCCAACCTGCGCGGTGCCAACCTGCGCAGTGCCGACCTGTACGGTGCCGACCTGTACGGTGCCGACCTGCGCAGTGCCAACCTGAGCAGTGCCAACCTGCGCGGTGCCAACCTGCGCAGTGCCGACCTGCGCGGTGCCAGCCTGCGCAGTGCCAACCTGTACTGTGCCAACCTGTACGGTGCCAACCTGCGCGGTGCCGACCTGTACGGTGCCAACCTGAGCAGTGCCAACCTGCGCAGTGCCAACCTGTACGGTGCCGACCTGAGCAGTGCCAACCTGAGCAGTGCCAACCTGCGCAGTGCCAGCCTGTACGGTGCCGACCTGCGCGGTGCCGACCTGAGCAGTGCCAACCTGCGCGGTGCCAGCCTGTACGGTGCCAACCTGCGCGGTGCCGACCTACTGTGTTTCGGCAACCTGGAAAACGTAAAAACGGTTCAGGCGGACGTTTGGGCCGTCGCCTACACGCACGACACCATGCAGATTGGCTGCCAGCGCCACCTTATTGCTGAATGGTGGGAGTTCTCGCAAGACGAAATCAGCCGCATGGATAGTCAGGCAGTTGCCTGGTGGGGCGTGTGGAAACCGATCCTGCAAGCAATGATCGCGGCAAGTCCTGCCGAGTCCACTGGATATCAGGAGCCCAAACAATGACCGCCCATATCGCCGCATACGCCCGGCACCAGATGATCACCAAACACCCGCAGCCGCGCGCTGTGTTCTTTGGGGTGGAGTGCAAGGTATGACTACCGACACCGACCGAATCAACTTCATCGCTAACCAGATGCAAATGCAGTACGGACGAAGAGATCAGGCGTCTTGGTCTATGCCTAATTTTGATTGGGTTATGTCTGACCGAGAAGCGTGCAGCCCTGATGATCTGCGCGAAAAGATTGACGAAATCATGGTTATTGAAGGATGGAAGGAATGAGACGCAACCTAGACTGGCAGCAAGGCGCTCCGGATAAGCTGGAGGCGGGGATGGTCGTGCAATGGGATCAAGGCATGGTTAGCCTGATCGGCCATATTGATGCGGACATGGCTTGGTCGAATGCCACAAGCGTTGGCGACTACAGCAAATGGAAGGAGTCGATCATCCGCTGGGGCTGGGCAATCAAACCGCACGAACTCGAATGGATCGAAAAAATGATCAACCGCAGCGGGAAAGGGAGGGGTGAGGAATGATATTCCTAAAACTTGGATTTCCAGCAGCATTAGGCGCCGTACTGGCAATGGTTGGATTTGATCTCACTACTTGGCAGTTTTGGGCAATATACCTATTGGCTACTGGTTGGGCGGTAACTTCTGGAATGGAGCCTGGCAAATGAAGCTCGTAGATATTTTGGCGCGGGAGTTGAATGAATGGCCAAAGGGAGCTGTGTGCATCACGCAGGATCGTAGCGCGGAAATTTGGCCATGCAATAACAACAGCGATCTGGCTCGTGATGGTAATCATTGGACAGCTACTTTAGGCTTCAAAATTGGCCGTGATATTGTCCCCGGCGCAGAACTTGCCGAAGACTGGAAAACCGCCATCATCACCCGCGAAATTTGGCAGGCAGAGCGCAGCAAAATGAAGCAAGGTGACAAGGTCACAGTTTCAGGATTGCGCACCACTCCTAAAGCCAACAAAGACGGCTGGATTCGGCATCGGGGCGGGAAGTGTCCGGTTGATGCAGATTCGCAAGTTGAATATCGGATGCGCGATGGAGGGATCCTAAATTCTCGCGCCGGTCGCCTTGAGTGGGGCCACTATGACGAATGTGGAGACATCATGGCCTGGCGCCCGCACCTTGCCGAAAAGCCGTCAAAGGTTGAGCTAAAGGCAATAACGCCTGAACGCATTGAAGCAATCCAGGCGCGACCTAAGCCGACGATTGCCGACAAGCCCAAAGCCTGCCCCCTGCAATGGCGAGACCGCATCAAAGAAATCGACGCCACTACGGATGCACTGGCAACCGAGCGTGCCGACCTAATCAGCAAGCTGGCAGCAGAGGGGTTTGCGTTGATTGAGCCGGTTCAGGTTGATGCGGATATGAGCGATTGGCGGAATTTGGAGGACGGAGACCTTGTTTCTACTGGGCGCGATCCTGGTGGCTATTCTTCGCTTTCAAATGGAGTGCACAATATAGAAATTGATCAGTATGACGATGATTGTCCTATCGCTGTAGACGGCCTCTGGTTCACTCGATCTGAGGTAGAGCGCGATCTAAAATGGCACTCCCGCCCCAAAAAATAACCACAGACCATTAGACCTAAGCCGGCGCAATGCCGGCTTCTTTTTGTCTGTCGACTGGCATCCGATTCGCATCTGATGCTCATAAGGCGCATAACCAAAAGGAATGGATCGATGGTTTTGGATGAAAGGTTTTTATGGAAGCCGATAATGCGACTACTTTTGTTCTCTTTGCTCTCTTTTGTTCTCCTTAAGCATCTTTGTTCTTCTGTGCTCCTGAAGAGCACACTTTAGAGCACAGCTCCAGCCGCTCTAGCACGCTGGTTACAGCCAGTTGTGCTCTTGTGCTCTCGATTTTTAGCGTGTACGCGTTTTCAGGCGCAAAAGTGACAAAAAACGTCACTATTGGTTAATTTATATACAGATACAGTATTTTTATTTTTTGGGGGGCACAAGAGCACATATAGGCTCTAGCCTTAGTGCCACTAGGGCTAGAGGTGTGCTCTTTTTTGTGCTCTCGGAGAGCACACAAGCACAAAGAAGCTTAAGATGCGAAAGAACGGAATTTGGCCAATTTAATGGCAAAATCAGGAGGCTTGCATAAATAGCTTAAGACGCCTAAGCTAGCTATTGAGCATAAATAAAAAGGGGTCTGCCTTGGATATTCAGAAAGACGTTCCACTCAATCCGCTGAAGCGCTATCGCTTTGCCGAGATGGCAATTGGCGACAGTATGTTCTTCGACACGCTGCAAGAGGTCGAAAGCGCAGCGAGCGCGGCTTATTCATTTGCGAAGACGCACGGCAATGGATTCCGCGTTACTCGCCGTAAGGTAGAGGGCGGATATCGACTGTGGCGGGTGGCATGATGCTTGGTCGCGAATTTGAAGAAGTGCCGCTAGACGTATATGCCGGCGTTGATTTTTGCGACGACGACCATAGCGACGAGGTTTATTTCTGCCCGGAGATTGAGCATGGGCTAGAGATACCAGCAATCACCCGTGCAAAGCGCCAGGTGCATACCAGTCTGCCGATGGCCCAGCAGTTCCTTGAGCTTCCGCAGTCTGCGAAAGGAAGCGTCATTGGCAAGCTGGCTGGGGTCATATCCGAGCGATTAGAGTTCCCTGAGGTGAGTGCATTCATGGCGCTTATTTCGAGTGCTAGCGCTGCTGTGGCGTGTGCGTATTCGACGCAGTACAAGACGGGGTCTGTCGTAGCACTTGGCATGTATACGATCATCGAGCAGCCACCAGCGACGCAGAAAAGCTATCTGCTGAATCTGGCAGGCGATGCGTATGCGATGGCAATTGATGAGCATAACGCCAGGGTACGCGCCAAGAATATCGAGATGCGCGAACGCGATAAGGACGTGGACAAGTCCAGACTGCTTAAGCCCGCCTTTGGAGTTACGACCGATGCGACCAGTGCGTCTATGGACATGTACATGTCGCGATGCTCTGAGGGCCGTTTTGTGGTCGCTTCTGCCGAGCAAAGCGCGCTGAGTTCGCTGTTCCCTGAGTCCGGCACTTACTCCAGCAACAACGAGCTTCTGCTTAAGGGCTACTCGGGCGAGTACGTCAGCGGGATGCGTAGTGGTCGCGAGGCGTTCGCAGGTGTAGCGCAAGGCGTTATCGTGATTATCGCGCAGCCTGGTAGTTGCCGGCGTGTTCTGGCTGCGAGTCAGGGCACCGGGCTTGCTGAGCGGTTCATGTTTATTGCTGAGCCGTCCATGCTGGGGATTCGTGAGCTTCGCGGCACCTATCCTGGTAATGAGGATACCGGGCCGTTTCAGGAAGCATGCCGCAAGTGTGTTGCGCTGTATTCGGATCGGGTTATTGCGCAGGCGTATGACGATCCGCGCGAGGTGATGGATCCGCATCGATTGCAACGTGTGCGACCTACGCTTAGCGGTTACGGAATGATTTTGGATAAGCGCCGCGAGTTTGAGGCAAGGCTTGGTAATCTCAGTATGGGTGGGGATAACTTGTCCGCTGGCTGGATTGGCAAGTATGAGACTCACGTCATCAAGATTGCTGGGGTTATCCATGTGATCGAGAACATGGCGAACGGCTGCTACCCAAGTGAGCAGATACCGAATGCGACTGTCAGCATGGCGATGGATATCGTCGATATGCTTTCGTTGCATTTCGAGGATTTGATGCGGGAGGCTGGTGAGTCGGGATCAGAGGCCGAGACTGATTGCTTCGTGGATATCTTGAGCCAGAAGCCACTCAGCAAGCGCGAGGTGCTGCTTAAGGCTAAGAACCGGCGTCCGTATAAGGGCATGGGCCGAAACGCCTATGCAGCGGCTACAGAGCGCCTTGAATCGCTAATCAGTAGCGGGGTGCTAGTGGTCAACACCAAAGGGAGGATTGAGGTCGTATGAAGCTGGTAGACGCCATAGCGCAAGAATACGGGGTCAAGCTGGCCCCGATAATGCGCGAATTTCGGATGACGTATTTCGATATCGACGAAAGGCGCATCGGGTTTGCGTTTCCGGTCGGGCGCTATGGTTTCTTTGGCTGCCGTGCGGATGGTAAAGCGTGGACTGCCGAGCAGTCGGGGGTGTTTGATGTAGAGATTGGGAAGTTATGGAGTAAGGAAAGGCTTATATGGGAAATCGGGTGCGGCATGGTTGAGCGAGGCGAAGAAATGAGTGAGGCGGATTGGGATAGGTTTTTGAGGGCGAGGGAGGAGTTGGCATGAACGACAAGATGCAATTTGAATATGACACATTGCTGATATGGGCATGGAAAAAAGACATTTGTCTTGGAACCTTTATTGGCGAATGTAAAGCAAGGTCGATTAGCACTGAGCGAGATGGTCAGATCGATATGCGCGGCGCTGAGTCCCAGTATCGCGGATCAGTTCCAATTCGCGCCGTGATAGCCAGGTCGTGCGATGAAATGTCTAGGCACCTATGGGCGTGCAAAGAGCCTAGCCAGTTTGTGCTAGTTCGCAACAAGCTGAATCGTGGCGACTACAAGTTTAAGAAAGGAGATACGGCGCAGACGTGCATGGTTGACCAGGCTGAGCGGAGAGAAATGCGAAATGCTAACCGCGATTTGGCCAACTCAAATTATGTGCTTAAAAGTATTTACGATGGACAAGACAAGCTAGGAGGCGCAAACCGTACAAAACGCTATGGTGCAAAAAAGAAATAGACCATAAAAAAGCCCCTCACTAGGAGGGGCAAGCGGTCGGCGTGGGGAGCGCCATTTTATATAAAGTAGCCTGAGCAGCCACTAGTCACTAGGTGTTCTCGCCAGATCAGTATGCCCCAGGCAACTCCAAAACGTCAAAGCCCAACTCCTGATATTCCTCCGCATCATCCTTATGCAGCGCGACAGCATCGAACTGATCGCGCATCTTGCGAGTCATCCAAATGAAGTTATCCGGCGCGATTGCAGCCATGACCGTGACCTCGCCTTTCAGCTTCCACCATAGCCGCCATCCTGCGAAGTAATCGACGCAAAGCACGCGCTTGGCCGTTGCATTAAGTGCGGCTGGCATTCGTGCTGTAGCGCCGAACGAGATACCCTTGGCGCAGAAGTGAACGCCGCTGTTGTTGTAGGCGGCCAGGTTGACAAGCGCGCCGTCATGAGAATGCAGCGGCACCAACAGCGATCCGTTCAGGTCATAACACGGCCCGCGCGACGTGGTGTTTTCGCGCAGTATAGCGATGTGCTGATCCAGTACGGTAGCGCGGGATAGGTAGTCGCGGGCTTTGTCTGGCGCGGTTACGTGGCTTGGTGGGTAGGTGTAGGTGGGTGCGCGCGGTTTAGGCGCAATGATCGGGCCGTCATATTCGATGGTTCCGGTAATGCGCGCCACAGCATCACGGAAATCAATGGACTCGTAATCCATAACGAACTTGACCGCATCGCCGCCAGCCCCACATCCAAAGCAATAGAAGAACCGCTTTTCAGGGCTGACCGAGAATGACGGGGACTTTTCGTTATGGAACGGGCAGCAGGCCGACCAGTTCTTGCCGGCTTTCTTCAGCGGAATGTATCGTTTGATGACGTCAACAATATCCGAATTGGCGTCATCTACGATGTGTTGGGGGATTTCAGCCATTATTCATCGCTAAACGGCGAGCCGCCGCCAAAGATAATCGTAGGCATCTGGCCATTAGCGCGACATACCTGCTGAATATTGTCCCATGCCAGGTCGATTTCATAGGCGCAAACGATTACCTCATCGTCGCCAAATTGATCAAGCGCCTTGATTAGCTCCTGCTTTGTCATTGGTAGTGCTCCCCATCATTCCCATTTTGCCCAATGATATCCATGCGCTCCTCGTCAAACTTCATCGCACAAAACGCACTCATGCACACGCCAGGCCCATCGCTTACCTTGTGCGTGCAGTCCGGAGAGCATTTGGCGGGCACGATCTGGCTGGCGGCGTGTTTGCGTTCATAAGTCGCGCTGGCTTCCTGCCATGATGCCCAAGCAAGTTCTCGCAATGTCATAGATGCGATTACGCTTGCCTTAAACCAAACCTCAAACTCCTCACGCATCCCCATTCTCAACCTCCTGCTGCTTTTTAACCGAGACCCCATTCCGCTTAGCCCGACGCTTAAGGCATTCCTGCGCCTGCGCTTTCCAGTACGGCTCCAGCTTCGGACGCCATTGGTGCGACTGTACGCTAGGCATCAGAACCTCCTTAGTAAACCCATTCCGCGCAAACATCGGAATACGGCTGATTACCTGTGCCGCAATCTGGCTGAATTTGCCGCGCTTGTAGAAATTGGTCAGCGCCGCTTCCTCGTATCCGGTAGCACGCAGGAAATCGCCCCAGCCGCCAGCAAACTCGACGGCTTCAACTAGCGCGCGGCCGTCTGCGGTGGTGTTTAGACGTGTCTTTACTGATTCTCGCATGATTCACCCTTGACAGGTTTGTTTGAAGTGACCTAGAGTGTGACACGTCACAAGACAGGAGGCAAGATATGAAATTTACTATTAGCGGGAAGGTTACAGTTTCGGCGTGGACTGTTGTTGAGGCAGAAACAGAGGATGAAGCAAGGCAGATTGCATTGAATAGAGAGCTTGCCCAGATTCACATAGACGCCAGCTTTCCAGATGACGAATGCTGGCACATCGACAATGATGGGCTGCCTGAAATATCAGGATGCGAGATTGATTCTTAATTTGGAGGCAAGAAAAGATGAGCGAATGGATTAAGTGTAGTGAGAGAATGCCGGATTTTGAGCATGGCTATTTGTTGGTTTCCTGCAAAGGAGGAAATGTCGACAAGACCTTTTACAGCATCCACAGGGAAACACACAAAAAGTGCGGATCGAGTTATTCGCGTAAGGAACAAGGAAAGCTATCTGGGTATTTTGAGCTAAGCCATAGATATGGATACGAAATCACCCACTGGCAACCCCTCCCACCACCACCAGCCGAGGACTAAAATGGCACGCCAAAAACTAACCGAAGACGACAAGCGCCTAATCCACGAACTGCACGCCTGGAAAATGGCAGAGGTGAAGCGGGTAAATGAAATAGCATCGGGCCGCGCGCTGGCTGATAAGTTCGGTGTATCAGTTCGCTGCATTGAGCGGGTGCTTAGCCGATGAAAATCAGGGATTATGAAACGTGGGGGTATGTATGAATTACGATGATTTCATCGCAAGCAAGTCATTTAGGCATATTGAAGCAGGTTTCGATGTAAGCGATCTACCTTATCCGCTTTTTGACTATCAGGCTCCTATTGTCAAATGGGCGCTTAAGCGTGGAAAGGCCGCATTATTTGCCGATACAGGGCTAGGTAAGACCATCATGCAGCTTGCTTGGGCCGATCAAGTGGCAAAGCGTACTGGCGGCCCTGTGCTGGTTCTGGCACCACTTGCTGTATCGAATCAGACGATTGAGGAAGGCGCAAAATATGGGATTGAAGTGCAGAAAGCCGTGCCAGGTGCGCCGATGTTTGGGCCTCATATCGTCATCACGAACTACGAGCAACTGCACAAGTTCAACCCTGACGAGTTTCAAGGCATCGTTCTTGATGAGTCCAGCATCCTTAAAGGTATGGATGGCCGCCGCCGCCGTGAGATAACCGAGTTTTCGCAATCAATCCCTTATCGATTGAGCTGCACCGCCACGCCATCGCCAAACGACTTTATGGAGCTTGGCACGCAGTCAGAGTTCCTCGGCATCATGAGCCAGGTTGAAATGCTGGCTATGTTCTTTATCCATGATGGCGGCGACGTTGCCAAGTGGCGACTGAAAGGTCACGGCGAGGCTAAGTTCTTCCAATGGTTAGCAACGTGGGCAATCGTGATCCGAAAGCCTGATGACCTTGGCTTTGATGGAACAAATCACGCATTGCCAGAACTTGTCTATCACTCGCACGTTATCGAGACAGATCCGACTGATTCGCTTTTCGTGGAGCCGGCGCAAGGTCTGCAAGATCGCAACAAAGCGCGGAAGGACAGTGTGTCTGATCGAGTCGCCAAGGCCGCAGAGATTGCTAACAGCCTAGATGGCCAGGTTCTTATCTGGTGCCACCTTAACGAAGAAAGCGACCTGCTGACGCATGCCGTGCGCGATGCAGTAGAGGTAAAGGGCGCAGACACGCCAGAACACAAGACAAGCAGCTTGATGGGATTTGCGCATGGTGATGTTCGGGTGCTTGTCAGCAAGCCAAAGATTGCAGGCTTCGGGATGAATTGGCAGAACTGCCACCAGATGATATTTGTCGGTCTTTCTGATAGCTGGGAGTCCTACTACCAAGCCATTCGTCGCTGCTGGCGTTTTGGTCAGACGATGCCGGTTCATGTTCACGTTGTCTCTGCTGATACCGAGGGCGCAGTGATCGAGAACATTCAGCGCAAAGACCAGCAGAACAAAGTGCTAGGCGAAAAGATGGTTGAGCATATGAAGACCATGATGGATCGGTCTATATTCTCTGCCGCGACCACAAAAACCGAATACAACGCAAAAGTAGAAATGGGGATTCCGCAATGGCTTCTGTAATTGATCAGGTACTGACAAACGACTTCGCTGCTTACCATGCCGACACGGTAGAGGTAGCCATGCAGCTTCCTGATAGCTCGGTTCATTTCAGTGTTTTTAGCCCGCCTTTTGAGTCGCTGTATACCTACAGCAACAGCGACCGCGACATGGGCAATAGCAAGGACTCTGGGGAGTTCTGGCAGCAGTACCTGTTCCTTGTGCGCGAGCAGTTTAGGGTCATGAAGCCTGGACGAATCATTGCAATTCACTGCATGAACCTGCCGACCAGCAAGCAGAATGACGGATTTATTGGGATCAGGGATTTCCGTGGAGAACTGATCCGCGCATATCAAGACGCAGGATTTATTTTCCATTCCGAGGTAGTGATCTGGAAAGACCCTGTAGTAGCTATGCAACGCACTAAGGCGCTCGGCCTACTGCACAAGACGATCAAGAAAGACAGCAGCATGAGCCGCATGGGCATTCCTGACACAATGATTATGATGCGCAAGCCTGGCGAAAATGCCGAACCAGTTAGCGGCGCATTCACTTACTACGTTGGCGACCAGCCTGCGCCAGGATTTAAGCGGCATGCATGGAACGATGGCCGGGAATGCTGGCTAGTCGAAGATGGAAGCATGAACACCAGCGTAGACGTGTGGCAGCGTTATGCTTCGCCCGTCTGGATGGATATTAACCAGACCGACACACTAAACTTCCGCGAAGGCCGCGAGAGTGACGATGAGCGCCATATTTGCCCTCTGCAATTGGACGTAATTCAACGATGCCTTCAACTCTGGAGCATGCCTGGCGAGATTGTATGGTCACCCTTTATGGGAATTGGGAGCGAGGGTTACATGAGCCTAAAGGCTGGCCGAAAGTTTATCGGTGCAGAGCTTAAAGAGTCCTATTTTAAGCTGGCAATCCGTAACCTTGAGCTGGCTAAAGAGACACAATACGATCTCTTCTGATTCACTCGGCGCGTCACACGGCGCGCCTTTTCCTTTTCTATCGGGGGATAGATGGCTCTTTTATCGTTTCAAAAGCCAGTCCACGCCGCCTGCCTGCGCCACATACACAAAAAAGAACGTGTGAAGTGGGGCGCGGCAAATATCCAGATTCACCCGCCAATCATCGTCAACGCCTCGGTATCAAGCGGCAAAAGCGTGATGATTGCCGAGCTAGCCGCTGCCGTGAAGGAAGCCGCAGCAGGCAATAACAAGGAATGCCGCGTCCTAGTTATTCAGCGCCAAGGTGAGCTAGCCAGCCAGAACAGCGCAGCGGCATGGAATATTGAATTGCAAAATTCGATATATAGTGCCGCTCTTGACCAAAAGTCTGTGCATTACGATGTGGTATTCACGACAGAGGGCACATGCGCCCGCGCTTTGGATAAGGAGTTTGCCGATTGGGTTCCGCACCTTGTCTTGATCGACGAGGCGCACATGGTCAACTTTCTTGAGACCGAAACACAGTTCGCAACGATCCTGATTCACTTCTATTTGAAGAATCCGGCGCTTCGAGTGATCGGCTACACCGGATCGCCATTCCGAGATCAGGAACTAATCATTGGAGACGAATTCTGGCGCGCCTATGCGCAGATCAAGCCTGGCGAGGATGGCTACCCGGAAGGCGGGCAGGGCGACGGGATCATCTCAACGGAATGGATGATCGCAAACGGATGGGTAGTGCCTCCGACGTTCGGCTGGCCTGAGCACGAAAGCGAGGATTCCTACGCCGAAGAATTTTCCGCCCTTAAGACAAAAAACGGTAGCTGGGAATTCAGCGAGGAAGAGCTTGACGCAGCCACGGGTGACATTGAAAAGCTAACCCGCATTCTGGCCGAGGTAATTGCGCGGTCTAAGGATCGCAAGGGCGTGCTGATCTTCGGTGCCACGCATAAGCATCTAGGCCAGATTGAGCGAGTGCTTAAGGCGCTTGGCGTGCCGGCTGACCAGATCGGCAGCATTACCGATAACACTGGCGCGAACGAAAGAAAGGACATACTTGATCGCGCTAAGGCAGGAAATTGCAAGTACGTGATAAACGTCGCGGTACTGACGACCGGCGTAAATATTCCCTGGTGGGATACCATCGTCTACCTGCGCCCAATTGGTAGCCTTGTACTGCTGATCCAATCCATTGGCCGCGTGCTGCGACTGCTGCTGGAATCGGGCGGCCCTGGCATGGTCGAAATGGACGCGATGACCGTAGAGGAAAGGCTGGCCATGATCGCAGCTAGTCCTAAGCCTGATGCGCTTGTGCTGGATTATGCCGGCGTGATGGATAGGCTTGGCGCGCAGTACGAAAACCCAATCCTAGAACAAGCCCAGCGCGACCACAGCAAGCGGAAAAACGAACTGATCCAGTGCCCAATCTGCGCCACTGAGAACAGCATCTTTGCGCGGCGGTGCATCGGAACGGATCACAATGGCTCCAGATGTGAGCATTTCTGGCAGGCAAAAGATTGCCCAGATTGCGGCGTAAAGAACGACATAGTGGCGCGTGAATGCCGAAACTGTGGCAGGCAGTTGATCGATCCGAACGAGGTGCTAACCGGCAAGCATTACACCGATGCTGAACTGACGCCCGTGGTATCCATGAAACTGAGCGCGGGAAGTGGCGGCAAGCTGATGGTGCGCTACGTTCTTAGCGATGGCAGAGAGCCCTATCAGGTGTTCTACCCCAATTCCGGCGCCAGTGATGCAAGCCGCAAGATCAATAGCAAGGCTTGGTACAACCAGTTCGTGATGCCGCATGTGCCGGCCGGAGCGTTCAGGTCTA